GGGACGCGGACAATGCCGACAATGACGCAATCGGGATTGTTGTAGTCGGGGTGGGGACTGATGGAAACGCATACGTCCTTGAGGACGCGACGGTGAAGGCGGGTCCTGCTACATGGGGGAGGGTCGCCGTGAGTGCATTTGAGAGGTATGAGGCGGATTGCATAGTCGGAGAAACAAACTTCGGCGGAGCAATGGTGGCGCACACGATCCAGGTGGCGCGGCCGAGAACTCCGTTTAAGGCGGTGACGGCCACCAGGGGGAAAGTGATCCGTGCCGCTCCGTTTGCCGCGCTATATGAGGAGGGCAAGGTCAGGCATGTCGGAAGATTTGTTGGGCTTGAGGAGGAACTGTCCGGGTTTTCGACGGCGGGGTATATTGGCAGTGCATCACCGAACCGGGCCGATGCACTTATATGGGCCCTTGCGGAACTGTTCCCGGCGATAACGAGAGGGCCGAAGAAGCTATTGACAGATGACCTTGCATTGCCTACGCTTACAAGATGGAGATGACCTTGCGTTGTCGGTGGGGTCGTGCTATATTTATTTGGAGGGATGGTTGGTGGGGGAAAGAAAGCTTGCGCGGATGACGAGGAACTTCTCGCACCTTCTGTTCATGACTGGAGACGGGAATGGCTAATATCACAAAGGCCGAAAGACTTTCTCGGGTCCATGCCGAGGCTCTGGCGCAGTTTGACAAAATCCAGGAGGCCGTCCACGACGAGCGTTTTCAGTGCCTTCAGGACAGGCGGTTTTACTCCATCGCCGGAGCGCAGTGGGAAGGGAACCTGTCGGAGCAATTCGCGAACCGTCCCCAGTTTGAAGTCAACAAGATACATTTGGCGGTAATTCGGATCATAAACGAATACCGCAACAACAGGATCACTGCCGATTTCATTCCGAAGGCCGGAGGGAATGACGCCTTGGCCGATATGTGTGACGGGCTTTTTCGCGCCGATGAAGTTGATTCTGGAGCGGAAGAAGCATACGACAACGCTTTCGAGGAGGCTGTTGGCGGAGGGTTCGGGGCTGTGCGGATCCGGGCGGTCTACGAGGATGACGAAGACCCGGATGACGAAAGACAGCGGATCAGGATAGAACCGATCTATGACGCCGATTCGTGCGTTTTTTTCGACTTGGACGCGAAGCGACAGGACAAGGCCGACGCGAAACATGCCTTCCTCCTGTCGTTCATGACCAGGGATGCGTATATTGCGGAATGGGACGACGACCCAAAGACATGGCCGAAGGACATTTCGCTTTCCGAGTTTGACTGGGGCCAAAATGGCGATCAGGTGGTCGTTGCGGAGTATTACCTCGTCGAGGCCACATCGGATGAATCGCGGCTTTTCAGGGGTGTAGCAGGGGACGAAAGACGGATCCTCCGGTCGGAAATTGACAATGACCCCGGCCTTGCTTCGGAGCTTTCGGCGACAGGGTACGCCGAAGACGTCTCCCGGCGGAAGAGGATTAAGACGCGCCGGGTTCACAAGTATCTCATGTCGGGCGGCGGGATACTGGAAGACTGCGGCTACATTGCGGGGGCGAACATCCCGATTGTCCCGGCCTACGGGAAGCGGTGGATGGTTGACGGGATCGAGCGGTGCATGGGCCACGTCCGGCTCGCGAAAGACCCGCAGCGGCTTAAAAATATGCAGCTGTCGAAGCTTGCCGAGCTGTCCGCATCATCCGGAACCGAGAAGCCCATATTCGTCCCTGAACAGGTCGCCGGGCATCAAGTGATGTGGCAAGAGGATAATATCAAGAATTATCCGTACTTGCTTGTGAACCCGATCACCGACGCAACCGGGAATCCTTCTCCGGCAAGCCCGGTCGGGTATACGAAGCCTCCACAGATTCCCCCGGCAATGGCGGCCCTCCTGCAGCTCACCGAACAGGACATGCAGGATATCCTTGGGAATCAACAAGGCGCGGACAAGGTTGTGTCGAACATCTCCGGCGAAGCGGTCGAGATGATCCACGACCGGATGGACATGCAGACCTTTATTTACGTTTCGAACTTTGCAAAGACCGTCCGGCGCGTCGGGGAGGTCTGGCTTTCCATGGCCCGGGAGCTATATGTCGAAGAGGGCCGGAAAATGAAGACCGTGGGGACGCAGGATGAGCTATCGACCGTCGTCATAGGCGCGCCAGGGAAAGACCCGGAGACTGGCGCGACTATTGCGACGAATGATCTGGCGCGGGCTAAGTTTGATGTCGTGGTCGATGTCGGCCCGTCGTCGTCGTCGAAGAGGAAGTCCACCGTCCGGAGTCTTGTCAAAATGTTGTCGGTGGCTCCCGATCCTGAAACGTCAAAGGTTTTGTCGTCGCTTGTCATGATGAACATGGAAGGTGAGGGTATCGCGGACGCCAGAGAGTTTTACCGGAAGCAGCTGGTCCAGATCGGTGTCCTTCAGCCCACAAAAGAAGAGGCGGAGGCCATGGCGAACGCACAGCAGGAGCCTGATCCGAATTTTATCCTTGCGTCCGCATTGGCGGAAGAGGCGAATGCGAAAGCAATGAAGGCCCGGGCCGATGCGGTTTCGATAGCCGCAGAGGTTGAAAAGACGCGGGCCGAAACAATGGAAATCCTTGCCGGTCTCCGGGAAAAAGCCCGTGAGGCGGCAATGAGAACAGTGCAAGAGCTTGCGCAGATGGCGCAGGGACAAAATATCCCGCCGGCCGGTCCCGGCGTGCAGTAACGGACCGAGAGGAGAAGCGCGTGGACGGTATTGACGTAGTGGTCGAGAACGAACAGGTCGAAGAGCAGGACGAAGCGGTCGATCAGTCTGGAGAAGAATCCCGGACCGAAGAGCAGACTACCGCGGAAGAGGAAAACAAGGCGGAAGAGGAATTTTCCGTCGTAATCGGCGATGAACCGGAGGAGGTTCCTCGAGGACCGGCCCCTGCGTGGGTCAAGGAGATGCGCAAGCAGAACCGCGAACTGAAGCGGCAGCTTCGGCAGCTCCAGCAAGCCGGGACTCCTGCGGGGGCTCCTCCTGAAATCGTACTCGGCGAGAAGCCGACCCTTGAAGGGGCAGACTACGATACGGTCAAATACGAGTCCGACCTTGCCGCATGGTACGCGAAGAAGCTCAAGATCGACGAGCATGCCGCCCGACAGAAAGCGGAGGCCGAGGAACATGCCCGCCGCTGGCAGGAGAAACTCGGCACCTACGAGCGGGCGAAGTTGACCATTGGGGCAGACGACTACGAGGATGCGGAAGCTGTTGTTGTTGCGAATCTTGACACCGCGCAGCAGAGCATCATCGTGAGCGGGGCAAAAAACGCCGCGCTGTTGGTCTATGCCCTGGGGAAGAACCCGACCAAGGCCGCAGCTCTCGGGGCGATAAAAGACCCCGTCGAGTTTGCATTTGCCGTCGCGCGACTGGAGGCGCAGTTAAAAGTGAGTGAGAAAAAACCGGCGACCCCGCCCGAAACCCGCGTAACCGGAAACGGCCGCGTGTCGGGAGCGGTGGACGCAACGCTGGAACGGCTCCGCGCGGAAGCGGAGAGGACCGGCGACTACACAAAGGTCACTGCCTACAAGAGGCAGAAAAACAAGAGGAGTTAACACATGGCTAATGAATTTAGCAAAGAAGAACGCGTCGCGTTCGAGGACATCCTCGAAGGCTTTCAGGACGCGCTCGTCATGGCGAAAAATGTGTCCGTGTACGGCACGGACCAGGCGACGATGGAGCGGACCGGGGATGTCATCTGGCGGCCGCAGCCGTATATCGCGCAGTCCTACGACGGCGAGGATCAGACCGCGAATTTCCGCGACCGGACCCAGCTGTCCGTCCCGGCGACCCTGGGGCATAAACGGTCCGTTCCGTGGGTCATGACCGCGGCGGAACTGCGCGACGCCCTCCAGGAAAACCGGCTCGGCGAAGCGGCGAAGCAGAAACTGTCCAGCGACATCAACGTCGCGGTGCTCAACGTGGCGTCCCTCCAGGGCTCGCTCGTCGTCCCCCGCGTCGGTGTCGGTGCGACCGGTTATGTTGACGTCGCGCTGTGCGACGCAATCATGAACGAGCAGGGCGTTCCGGACTACGACCGGTTCCTCGCGCTCTCCACCCGGGACTACAACGGCATGGCGAA